TTACAAAATTAATTTCAAAACCATTAAAGGAAAGACTAAAGTGGGATGCAACTCGACTTAACTTTATGAAACCTACATCGAGAGCAAAATTGCCCTTATAATGTCCAAAAAATTAGTATGTAATGCTTTTGAAAAACCTTTTCCTCATCTGATTGTAAATGATTTCTATGATGATGATGAGTTGGAGTTGATATGGGAAGAATTAAAATTTTATACAAAACCAGGTAAATTACTAGAACCAAAAGATTTTGGTGGTGTCATTGAGAAAACAAATCACCATGCTTTACAATTAGATGCGATCTATGATGGTTGCAGAGATATTTCAAACATTTTAACAGTTAATCGAAAACTCTTCACTTCTGGAATTCTTGATGTATTTGCTGAGATACATGAATCTTGTTGGATTGCTCCAATGTGTGATTATGACATTACAAAAGTCAGATATTATCATGATAAAGAATATTATGAAGCACATACTGATAAGTCTTTTCAGTTTTTAGCATTTTCTTATTTTTATAAAGAACCAAAAAAATTCACTGGTGGTGAATTGTTTTTCCCTAAACACAATTATGAGTTGACTTGTGAGAATAATTCGATTATAATATTACCAGGTTGGGTAAAACATGGAGTTAAAGAAATTAAAATAGAGAACTCTAACTATTATGATGGTTGGGGTCGCTATGCTATTACGAGTTTCTTTACGAATGCGAATAAAAAATTGATTAATGAAAGTGACACCATTTGAAACTTACCAAACCTATCTTTCGATGAAAAGTCATTTTACTAATCCTAAATATGATTTTTTTAAATATGCAGGTAAGTCTCGTGCTACCGTGACATCATTTAATAAGCGAAAAGATAAGTATTGGTTTGAAAAAACCTCAAGGAAATATAGTGATCAACAGATACTAGATTTTCTTTTATCAAACTTTGTAAATGCTAACAACCCACAAAATTTATGGATTGGAGAAATTATCAATTCTGGAGAAAAAAACTATTCAGAATGGATGAAGAGACAGCAAAGTTTGACTTACTTGTTCAAAGAACAAAGCAACAAATTGCTGTTAGAGAAAAACTTAGACGAAGTATTAAATTGCTCGAAGGGACATCCAGTAATACTCAAAAGGTATCTGGGTGGAGATCTAAGTTTGGAAACTCTGGTAATTTTCGAAAAAATCTTTTCTTTTGGAAAAAATTTCGATAAAAAACTGAAAGATCCTGTATGGGAAACCGTAAGTTTGAAAATTAAAAAATATATTCCCTTCATAAATATTAACGTGTTTAACTACAAAAAAATTCTAAAGGAGGTTATTAGTAATGGCACTTGATAATAATGAGGTTCTTAAAAATTTAGAAGAACAATTGACTCAAGTACAACAACAACTTGAAGTAGGACGCAATACTGCGTTGAGACTTCAAGGTGCTATTGAGGTTTTGCAACAAATTGAAGATAGTAAAAAAGAAGAAGAAGCACCAGTAGATGGTGGTGAAGTAGACCCAGAAGTAACAGAGACTGATGAATAAATTCTTTGATTCCGAAATTATTCGGAATGAACTTAAAGAAATTAATCAACTTCAACAGGATATTTATGGTACAATGCTTAATTTTGGAAATTTATCCAACGAAGATAGACTTGAACAAGTTGAGCTTTTGTCCCTTCTTTTAGAAAAACAAAAAATCATGTATACTAGATTATCTTTATCAGATGATCCAGAAGCTTTAGTTATGAAAGAGCATTTGGAAAAATCAGTGCAACTTATGGGATTTCCTGAAGGCACTGATATTTCTGTTCTATTTGATGGCATGTCACAAACAATTGAAAAATTAAAAGAGGTCACTGACTTTAATTAATAATTATTTTTATGAATTTTGGTTGTATTCACATAGCGTGGAAACATAAAGAAGCAACGGAGCATGTTGTAAAACAATTTAGAAAATATCATCCAAATAATCCATATACTCTTATTTCAGATAATGGATTTGATTATTCTGAGTTATCAAAAAAATATAATTTAAATTATATTCACTCCTATTTAAATTGCCATCCCATGAGATTGCATGGACATTCTCATGGGATTTATGGTATCACTAAAAATGAAACTTTAGGATGGATACACTATTTTAGAGAGGCATGCAAACATGTTGCTAAACACGATGGTACACATATAATTCTGATGGAAGATGATGTTCATACACAATCAGAGATTGTAATAGATCCAAATTGGGAGTGTGCGGGACATTATTATCCAGAAAGTAATAAACTTGATCCAAAACTTTTAGAATGGATAAGTAAAAAATATGATGTTACTCCAAATGTTGACTGGTATGGTGCAGGTGGAGGAAGTGTTTTTAAAGTAAATACTTTCTTGGAAAATTTCCACAAGATATATGATTTTATTGATGATGACTTTGATAAAATTGTAGAAACTATGGAATACCAATTTGGGTGGTGTGATATTTTTATGCAGGTTGCATATTTTATCTGTGGTAAAAATTATAGTGTTAGTAACATACTCACAGAAACCCATTTAACTCCTAATTTTGAAAATTCATCATATTCTTTGGTGCATAAATATAAGAAATACTACTAAGTATTGACTTATTTGAATATCTTTGTTATGATCCAATTAATCCAACGAAATCCAAATTAATCCGAGGTAATCTAAATGTCATTTGCTAATCTTAAAAAGCAATCAAAACTAGGCTCTCTTACACAAAAACTTGTGAAAGAAGTCGAAAAAATGAATAACACAGGCGGGTCAGGTGATGACCGCGTATGGAAACTAGAATGTGATAAGTCTGGTAACGGTTATGCCGTTATTCGTTTTCTTCCTGCTCCTGATAATGAGGATCTACCATTTGTAAAACTATACTCCCATGCATTTCAAGGTGCAGGTGGATGGTATATTGAAAACTCTCTTACCACTCTTGGAAAGAAAGATCCAGTTTCTGAGTACAACACTCAACTATGGAACAATGGAACTGACGCAGGAAAAGAGACAGCACGAAAACAGAAACGTAAACTCTCCTATATCAGCAACATATATGTTGTGAAGGATCCTGCTAATCCTGAGAACGAAGGAAAAGTATTCTTATATAAGTATGGGAAGAAAATCTTTGATAAACTCACAGCAGCAATGCAACCTGAGTTTGAGGATGAAGAAGCAATCGATCCATTCGATTTCTGGCAAGGTGCTAACTTCAAGTTGAAAGCAAAGAATGTAGCAGGATACAGAAACTATGATAGTTCTGAATTTACTGCAGTTACTCCTTTACTTGATGATGACGATGCTTTAGAAGCATTATGGAAGAAAGAGTATTCTCTTGCTGAAATTGTTGCAGCAGATCAGTTCAAAACTTATGATGAACTTAAGACTCGTCTTGATTATGTGTTAGGTAATAAAAAACCTGTTGCTAGTCAAGTAGAAACTTTTGATGAAGACAATGATCGTGGTTCTGCAGAGGAATTAGTTACCGCTGCGGTATCTACAACACCTTCTAGTATAAATGAAGATGATGACGACGATGCTTTATCGTATTTTTCGAAACTAGCATCTGAATAATTTAAAGGGGTCTTACGACCCCCTTTTTTATGGTATGGTATTATATGTATTTTCTGTTTTGATTAAAGTTCCACTAATTGCTTGAGATGATTCACCGTAAGTCATTATGTCTCTGAAGTCGTTTATAAATTGCTGCAAATATTCTGGTTTGAGAAGATAGATACTTCTTTTTTTATCATTTAGTCTAGTTTCATATTCATAATTACTTATCCCTGTTACAACACTAGTACCAGATAAAGTTATAACCCTTTTTTCTATTGTGTCATAATATTTAAATTCAAAATTAGAATCAACAACTTTCCCTTTCTCTAATATTACACTATCATTACTATTTTTGATTTCTTTTGTTTCAAAAAATCGAGTTGCGTTTAAATCATCACCATATTTTTTAAAAGAATAATCAAATATATCTCTGTTGTTTAATGGCCATTCATTTCGAACATTAATAATACCCGCAGTAATTAAAACCACCCAATCCAATTCATCGTTTCCATAAAAATCCTCTGCTACGTTCTCTGGACGAAACTCATCAGGTATTTCATATTTGTTGAACAAAGTAAATATATTTTGCAAATCATCTCTTAATTTAACTCTACGAAACAAATTTTTAACTTCTACATAATCGAGTGAAGAAGTTTTATCAGGTAAAAATGACTGATATAATAAGTTTGGTAATTCTCTGAAAAATCCCATGTTAGAATCCTACTGTAGTGTCGGCATCAAAACCAAATTCATCGAAGTAGTCTTGATCATAAATTGGTTCAAGTTCTTTAAATGTTAGATCCATAATCATTGAAACTGGTTCTCTCCCCTCATACGTCGCGTATACACCTTCACCTGTATAGTTAACAGATATGTCTGTTAGGAAGCACTGTTTGAATCTATGTAAGAATGGATGATTTCTAATTCCACTTCTATACCTTAACTCAAATACATTAGGTGTATTTAAAAATAAACTAGATCCTCCTCTACCATTGGTGACTTTTGGTGCCATGTTCATTTTGAATGATCTTATAATCAACTTGCACTGTTCTGCTTCTTCTTTACTTCTTGGAGTCATTTTAAAGGAAAATCTAAAAGTCCTTAAAGTCGGACCATTAAATAACAATTCCATGTTTGGATTGAAAATTTGCCCAGATTCTCTTTGTAGTAATTGATTTACAGTTACGTTACCACCAAAAGCACCTACAATTGAACCCGCTGCAACTTTAGTAAGTAAATTCATTCCACTTTGAACATCAACCTCTGCAGCATTTAAAGCATTTTTTACTGCATTTTTTGTCGCTTCTCCTGCTTTTTGTAAATCCAGTTCACCAAGTGCTCCTCCAACATTTTCCATAATATCCACTCCACCAGCAACAGCAGCACCTACTATATTATTTAATTTTGATGAACCATAATCAACAGTATTTCCATCTTGAACTTGAGATGGTATTTGTAGTAATACCGTTCCTTTATTTACTAATGATTTATTTGTAAGTCCACCTCTCATCCTTGATCTATTGGGAGATGTTCTATCTGTTCTTCCAATAAGAGATCCTGTTCTATCTCTAACTGATTCATAATTTATGATATCAATTTGTAAGTAATCTGTTTTTTCTGTGATCGCTTCAAATGGATATCTTAATACTCCACCTCTATCTCTATAAGTTCTTTTTAATGCCTCTCTTGGAGAAGAGGTTGTTGTGTTAGATTTAAGTTTAGAGGTATCTTTACCCATAGAGGTATCTTTAAATGGTGTCACCTTTACCTTTTCACCTCTACCCATAGAGGTATCTTCAAATGGTGTTACTTTTACCTTTTCACCTTTACCCATAGAGGTATCTTTAAATGGTGTTATCTTTGTTTTACCTTTAACAAGCGACATTATCGACCTACTTTTTTATCTATTTATGCGAAACTTAGCAAAAGGTAATGATCGAAGTGATTCAACCTCATCTGAGTTAACAACATGAAGGTTACCAATCACCTCTTGCCATGTATATTGACGCACATTACCCCAATGAAAGTTGAGTCCTTTGAATCCCCAACCAAATACATCTGTGACTGCGACAAGGGGAAACTCATCATACCGAACGTTAGGTGTCTTTGGTTGATATACAAAGGTATAATAGTTCCCTGCTTCGGGGATTGTCTCTGTTTGTGGGAGTGCTTCAAGTATCTCCAACATCAAATCATCAGGACTTTCAATCCCAATTAAATTATCTGCTATCTCTGCGATTCGATCCATTATCTTATACCTAACTCACTCTCAGTCAGTACTTTAAACTCAAGTCTGCGATCCTTGCAGTATTCTGTTGCTGCTTCCCATTTTGCTTGATTCTTTGCATATTCACATACTTCACGGATGTATGCTTTTGTTTTTCTTTTCTGCACCTTTGGTTCAATACATTGCTTCTTTGGTTTAATCTCAATCACATACTTCTTAACTTGCCCAGTGCTTTCTCTAACTTTGATATAGAAATCTGGAAAGTATCTATGAACACGATTATCAATAGGAGACATGTAAGGAATAAAGAATTCCTCACTCCCCCACTC